TGTTATTCTCAGCAGGAGTCCCACCCTTTATGGTCTTTGGCACCAGAGAGTTTGCTTGCATCCGATAGTCACTCACAACGTGGCATTAATGAAACAATATCTCGCGACTTAAGTACCTAGTGTAAACTTCAAATCTGGACGGAAATCTATATTCTGGCAATTCGGTTCCAAGAACCAACTTAAACCAGGCTTTCTCTTCCCTCTTCCAGGGAGTAGGTCTTGCCAACGGAAAACTATTAGTTATATACTCGTAATACTCCTCAAGGAGTTCATGATGTTGATGGTTCGTACCGTGTGACCACGCCAAACCAATTAGCCGAGTGAGAACATCACCAGGCTCTTTATCCACACTTTCCGGAACACGGACCTGTGCTTCTAAAAGAGCTGTAGTAATATTCGCTTCTCTATCAGAAGTGACAGTTTTACCTAAAAATTCAAATGAAAAACTTTCTTCATCCTCATCATATCCATCACCAAAAGAACAAGAATGAAAACAACCTTTTGACGGGTGTGCTTCCATATTATGCCTCTCAGCAAAATAGACTGAAGCGAATCTTTTGTCACCTTCCAATAAACCAAAATTCAACTTCACCAAACTATCATCTCCTAAAACTCTAAAGAATTCAAGAACATCCTCCGCCGTAGCGGGTATGTCACAGGGTGATCTTAACTTCTTTATTGTCAATATAAAATCCATAATGAAATATGCATTGACTAAACTATCTATGACTTGCGTAAAGAGTGAACCCGAAGGCACCCCACAACGCTTAAGAATTAACTTATCATAAAATAGCATTGGTGTGTTAATAAAATAATTCACAATTTCGTTCCACAACCTTCTATGCCAGACAGCTGTAAAATCCAGCCTATCACGACATACCTGAAAAGCCCAACGAATTGCCTTCTCAGAAATAGAACGATCAAAATGCGAAAAATCAAACCCTAATACACCACCATACGTATTAGTCATCTTCCCCCACAATGCAGGAAGACAACCATGAAGCCAATTTACGTTCCACGCAAAAAGGTCACAGTTTCTAAACATCTTAAAAAGTGGTTGTCCAAAAACAGACTCAAATACACT